TAGTGATTGACTGGGATTCTTCATCACAATAAACCTCCAAATTAAAATAAGGAGGTGAAGTCAATACACAATCCACATCTGGAATATCGTAATTATTCATATTCAGTGCGTCATCACAAAACAAATTTACTTTGTCAGTGATGTTGAGATACTCTGCAAGTTTCATAAGACCATTGAAAGTCTCTGTATTAGGTTCAAATCCATAATAGTCGCAACCATTAGCGACAGAACCAAGCATTCTTCCACCCCAACCACAGCAAGGATCAAGAACTGATTTGCATCCTTTAGTAACTAGTTTTGCCATTTGGGGTCTATACATAGTTGACTTGGCAAGGCCACCGCAAAAATATATTCCTCTCTTCAGTTCAGAAAGATATGGAGTAGAATGTGACTTACGATTCCACTTCAATATCTTCATCAGCAAAGTTTCATCTTTCCACAGATCAACAAAAGATACATTCTTGTGATCCTTAATATCATAAAAGTTTGGGAAGAAGTGTTCGCATAATTTCATTCCCAATCTACTTGTGGAATTGATTGTTGTTCCTTCAGGTAACCAATGGCACAACTTTCCCCAATCACTTTCTAGTTGAGAATAATTATACTTTGGCAAAATATCCACATGAGATAACTCCCTGGCAAGAATAGGGAGGATCTCATCAAACTCTTCATCGCTCAGATTACGAGTTGATTCTTTGATATTAAGGAACTTTTCAATCATATCACCATTCTTTGATATCTTTTACAAAGTCAAACTCTAGCAGTTTTTGATGTTAGTGCAAATGTAATCATCATTCCCACCACTCTTACCTGCCTGTTGAGGATTGAACATACAATCTTCACTCTTCATGTGATTAGCAAAGTCTTCCTTACTAAACCACACAATACGAGCATCACCCTCTTGTTCATTGATGCCACAGAAGATAAGACGTTCCCAATCCTTGCACACAGAAACATGGTTGATGATGAACTTATCTCCATAGATGCCACCTTTTTTATCACGAGTGGCAAGAGAGAACTTGATTTCAGTACGAATACCAGAAACCACACGGTCATGTCCAGCGGTAGAAGTCTTAGCACGTTTAACTTCATGACCAGCAAGAGTCATCAACTTGCTAACAAATCGCTCTCCAAATTCTCCTTTCTGTTTAGGAGACATAAAAACGTATCCCTCAAAGGGAGTACCTTTCCAAGGATCCTGCAGATTACTCTCAATGTAACCCAAAAGATCAGAATCTTCAAAGATGGATTGGAACATCATTTTGGTTTGAGTGTTTGTCTCAGTTCCATTATAGCATGGTTGCGGGCCCGTTGTTCGTTTCTACGCTCAGCAGTGGACAGTACGGGAACTGTCTTTCCCCGAATGGCAGCGATCTTCTTCATGACCTTCTTCACTGTGGGTTTGATGACCTTCAAAAGAACATCAGCAAGTGGTTTTGCCATGAGTGCAGAACTGGTCGCAATAACAGCAACACCACCAGTGGTCATAACTGTACCTGGACTTGGAAGTCCAGCAACAATCTGCTGCGGAATGGGGACTGCTTCTGTTATCTGAACGCACTCATTTCCCAGCAACTTATATTCAATAACCTTCTTTCGGAAACCCTCTACGAATGTTCCGACAGGTTCCTTTGCTTCCTGTGCTAGTGTAGGACAATCTACCTTTACTGTGGTAGGTGGTGCCGCTTTAGGGATCTCCACCTGCCCTGGTGGTTTTGGTGTTTCTTTCTGTCCAGTATCAACACCAGCAGGAGCAGTAGGAATTATCTGCTCAGGTTCAAAATTAATAGGATTATAACTTGGCACAGTACCATCACAATAAGTCATTGTACCATTTTCATCATCCCGTGTCAATATATTACTATTACCACTATCGGGATGTGACTCAACACAACCAGGCATGTCAACAATAGGTAACCCAATATTTTGTGTTACTGGAACTACTGGTGGTATTGCTTGTGTGTATTGCATCAACCAATCAGGAACTGGAGGAACATCCAAGTCCCTGATTTGGATTTCTCTTATTTCAGGCATTAATCATCGTGATGAAATAATTTCAAAATACCAGAATACAAATGGTAGAAAAAGACATAAAGAAAAAACTTTCCTTCAGTGTCTCTATTCTTTCTTCTTGATGTAGTCATGAATCACCTTTCTATTAGAACTATTTAACAGGTATAATACCACCCGTTACTGAGGGGACATTTGTCTTTGACATAACACCACCAGTAGCAGATGGCATTGAAGGCATTGCCGACTTAACCATCCCTGGGAGTGCTCCTGTAACTGCTTTAGTTACTTCTTCTGTTGCCTTGATACGGACATCTTCAATGATTGCATCTTTGTTAAGGAAGAGATATGCTCCACCACTAACAACTCCAAGTGATACGAGTCCTGATAGAATTGCTACCACGTTTACTAGTTTCTGCATTACTTCTTTTTACCCCCGTTCTTAGCTTTCTTTGCTGTTGCGTTGCCCTGGTTCTGCTTCTTGTTGTTCGCAGTCCCCTTCTTGCCCTTGTTCGGACTCTTGGACATCTTCTTCTAATTCCTTAAATGATAGGCGCAAAATATATATGACACAATATGCCGTAAATGCAAGTCCACAGCATAAAAGAATAATAACTGACCACACTGGATCATTTAGATTTTCATGGGATCTCAGAAGTAATTCCATGTAAGTACTCCTTTTCTGCCTGATAAGGAACTATTTTTTTAGTTTTCAATTCCCATGCATGAATTATGTCTGGTATTAACCACTCATCTATGCGAGAGCAATGATCCCAATTAGCAGGAACAGTTACACAAGGGATGATCACAGTAGACCAAAATGCTACAGCATAATTTATAATAGTTAGCATAATGTATCATCTCCACTTTTTATAATTTATAGAAGTATCATTCCAATCACCATCATCAAACCAAGGATCTCTGATGCGAATATCATCAAGGCCCTCTACTTCTGATGGTCTAGTTTCAACAATTGGTTTTGGTTTATCTTCTTCTTCCCAAGTTTTTATGATCTCATTGACTTGTTTATCAACATCAGTCATCTCCATATCAACTTTACCCTGAACCCACATAGTCCATAACCACTCAATAAAACCTAGAGCAAGGTGATTGATGGGAAACTTTTGTTTGTTTGCCCATCTCTTGCTCTTAGTATACCAATTTTCTTCTCCACCCCAATAATACTTAAATTTATATTCCATTAGTCACAATCCTTAGTCATGGTGGCGATCTCTCCACCAATCTCAGCACCAGTGTTTCCACCAAACATTGTTATCCATCCTGCTGCCAACCAACCAATATAAGGAATATTAGCAAACATTGGGGCAGCAGAAGCACCAATACTAGTTCCAACCAATCTACCTGCATTTTCGCCACCACCTTCCGCCTTGATGCACTCTAGTTTTTGTGCAGTCAACTTTCCCAACTCACCACCCTGGAGATGTGTCGCTCCGTCCATGGTGTACTGTTCCTGTTGGATAATTTTTGTGTCCCCACCAATACCGAAGAAACCATTCTTCTTCACAACAATCTTATCTTTACCCATAACAGTGGGGGCATTAGATCTGTATTGGATACGATATCCATCCTTATATGCTTCTACCTCATAGGCAGTGTAATCACCCACAGGTAAATTGATGATAGGAACTTGAGTTCTATTCATTAGGTGTCCAATAACACCCAAATGAGAGATACCAAAAACGGTCCCCACAGTGAGCAGTGCCCACTTAAATGAAGACCGTTGAGGTTTATTTACAATTGGTTGTGGTTCTTCAGAACCAGAATTCTTGGTGAACATACATCATACCGTTGGCATAATAGGTGGTTCTCCTCCCTTCTTATCTGGTGTTACACCAGCAATCTGAAGAGGTGCTTGTTCAATACGAATGGTCTGAGCAGGTGCTGTCTGTGCTGCAGCAGCAATCAGTTTCTCTAAGTCTGCCTTAGAAATACCACCGTTAGCACCACTCATCTTCATTGTCCCATCACCAGACTTCTTCGCTGTCTGGACACCAAAGGTAGCTAAAACTCCAGTGAAGACCGATGCGATGAAAGTGGGGTCAAGTTTCTGCTCAGGAATACCCAATGCAGCAGGGAGTTTAATGTATGCCAGAGTAAGAATGCCGCCTGACCAGACAAGAATTCCAAGACGGACCATTGTACTGATTGCTTCCAACTGACTTTCATGATCAGTTGCAGCATCCTTCAACTTACCCATAAAACCTTTTTTCTTTTCCTCCTCTTTGGGAGTTTCCTTTACCTGTTCAGACATTTGACCAGAAGCGATGCACTGCTATTTAGTCAGATATCCTTCTTCACGCAACCATTTTTCAGTTAAAGGTGTTGGTTTGTAATCCGTCCACATAGTGCCAGCAGCACATGACTTAAGCGCAGCAGCAGTCATTCCTTCAGTCTTACCTGCCCACTTTGCCTCTGATTCCCAAGGCACAGCAGACTTAGGATAAGTTTTCTCTACAATGTCACGCCAGATTTGTGGAACCTCTTCCTCTGGTTTGATGATAGCAATCATAGAGTTCTTGATAGAACCTGCCATACAGTCCTGTGCAGCGTGCCATCCTTCGTGACGCATTACAGTCATAAGGACGGAAGGACGATGCATAAAAGCATCATTCAGATAAAAGTTATTGGAGACAGTATGATAGACACCACGGTGTCCTACAGGGAAATACTTTTCATGCCCTAGAAAAACCATAACTCCGATTTTATCAAGGGATAGAAGCATCGCATCAAACTCTGCAGCGACACTACTGTAATCAGAATCAGGATAATTGCGCTGAATATCTGATATGGATCTAACTCGTCGGACATCTTCGGTGCATTCTCGGACTAACATGCAACCCATAGAATCCATCGTATAGAATCCTTTTTTGATTTTAGATTCACCTGCTAGTGCTGGAGCAGCAAGCAAAGCAGATCCAATCAATCCAAACAGTAATTTTTTCATGGTGAATAGTAAGCTTGATAATATTTAACTATTCCACTAGTAGATACATTTCCTTGTGATACCCAGTCATGAGCACATTCGTAAATGGTCTTGAGTGAATACTTTGAAGATCCATCTGGATTAGTATGGGAACTAGATCCAAATCTAGACATCAAAACATTTAATGCCTGCTGACGGAGTTCCATTTTTCCGTC